GTCAAGGATTATGTCCTTGGTGGTGGTGCTGGTGCTAACTTCGTAAACCTCCAGGCAACTGGCATTACGACCACCGTCCAGTTACAAACAGTTGACATCAATGTGTCTGCTGGTGCAACTGTTACCGGTGCTCTTGATGTTGATGGTGGTGCAAACATTGCTTCTGGTCTGACCGTAACTGGTGGACTGACTGCAAACTCTGCCATCATCAGTGACCTGACCGATAACCGGGTTCTGATTGCTGGTACTGGTGGTGAAGTTGAAGACAGTGGCAATCTGACCTTCGACGGTTCTGATCTGGGTGTTACCGGTGATGTCACCGCTTCAGGCACTGTCCAAGGTGCAAACGTCATTGCTACTAGCGCAGCAACTCTTGCTTCTGCTGCTGTCCAAGACCTGACTGATGGTCGAGTGGTTCTGGCAGGTGCTGGTGGTGAACTGGGCGATGACGCTGGTCTGACCTACGGCGACAATGATCTCCGTGTTACTGGTGGCATCAACGCTACTGGTATTGCCTCCGCTACCTCGTTTGCAACGGGTGCTGAAGGTTCTGCAATCATTGTTACCAGTAACACGATTACTGGTCCTTCTTCGATCACCCTTGACCCTGCTGCTCTCAACGACAACAGCGGTACGGTGTTCATTCTGGGTGACCTGCAAGTCAAGGGCACCACGACTCAAGTTGACTCCACCACGGTTTCTGTTGCTGACCTGGCAATTGAAGTTGCTAAGGGTGCTGCCAACGATGCCGCTGCCAACGGTGGTGGTTTCACGGTTGATTCGGGTGATGGTGACAAGACCTTCCACTTTGAAGCACTGGGTGACAACTTCGGTTCTTCTGAGAACCTGAACCTCGCTTCTGGCAAGGTCCTCAAGGTCAACAACACTGAGATCCTGAGTGCTTCTGCACTTGCTTCTAGCGTTAGCGTTGACGTTGCTTCCATCAACTTGGATGGTGCAACTGCAATCGGTGCTGATCTGGTTGACGCTGACCTCTTCTTGGTTGACGACGGTGCAGGCGGAACGAACCGCAAGATCACTGCTACCGAGATCAAGGACTACATGCTCGGCGGTGGTGCCGGTGCAAACTTCGCTGCAATCAACGTCTCCGGTATTTCTACCGTTACGTTCGCTGATGCTACAACCCTGAAGGTTGGTGCTGGCGCGACTGTCACGGGTGCTCTTGACGTAGACGGCGGTGCAAACATTGCTTCTGGTCTTACCGTAACTGGTGGTCTGACTGCAAACTCCGCAATCGTTTCTGACCTGACTGACGGTCGTGTCGTTCTTGCTGGTACTTCTGGAGAACTGGAAGACAGCGGTAACCTGACATTCAACGGTTCAACCCTTGCTGTCACGGGTGCTGCAACTGTCAGCACTGACCTGACGGTTACTCAAGAACTGACCGCTCGCGACGCTTCACTCCGTAACGTCGTCTCCAGTGGCGTAGTTACAGCAACCAACCTTCGCAACGCCGCTGGCGGTCTGCTTCCTCTGGTTGGTGTCTCCAGTCAGTCTGGTCACTCAGGCATCGTTACTGGATTCAAGTTCAACGGTACTGGCGTTGAAGCATACAAGGTTGAAGATGGCACTGCAACTGTCACCCTGTCGGGTGTTGCTGCTACTACCTTCACTTCAAGCAACACTGTTGTTGCTACTCAAGGTCAAACTTCTTTCACCGTTGCCTCTGGTTTCCAAGAAGGTTTCTGTGATGTCTATCACAACGGTGTTCGTCTGATCACCGGAACTGACTACACCCAAGGCGGTGATGGTCAGACCATCACTATCGCTTCTGGTGCTACCGTCGGTGACGAACTTGAGTTTGTTGCCTGGAAGTCACTGGGTGACATTGTAAACATTGCATCACTCAAGACTGCCGGTAACCTAACGGTATCTGGTGTTGCAACTGCTACTGGCGGTTTCGTTGGTGATCTTACTGGTGATGTCACCGGTACGGTTAGTAGTGGTAGTGGTTTGGGTGCAGGCACTGTTCCTCTAACTTCTCTGGACATCGATGGCGGTTCCGATATCGGTGCTGACCTGGTTGACGCTGACCTGCTGATTGTTGACGACGGTGCTGGCGGCACCAACAAAAAGACAGCAATGGCTCGCGTCAAGTCCTACGTGCTCGGCGGTGGATCTGGTGCAACGTTTGCTCAGATCAACGTCACGGGTATTGCCACCAACACCTACCTGGACTCCACAACCGCAAAAGTGGGTGCTGGATTGACAGTCGGCGGTGCAATCGACGGCAACGGCGGTGCAGACATCTCTGGTGGCGAGACCGTCCTTTCTTCCGCAACAGTCTCCGATCTGACCGACGGTCGCATCGTGGTTGCAGGTGGATCTGGTGCTCTGGGTGATGACAGCAACTTCACCTGGGACGGATCAACCCTGGGAGTCGGTGGTGCTATCAGCGGTTCCGGTGGTGCAAGCATCTCCGGCGGCGAAACCGTCATGTCCTCCGCTACAGTCTCTGACTTGACCTCTGGTCGCGTCGTGCTCGCGGGTGGATCTGGTGCTCTCCAAGACAACGGTGGTCTGACCTACGACGGTTCTACCCTCGCAGTCACTGGTGCAGTAACCGTAAGCACCAACATGACCGTTAGCGGTGATCTGGTTGTTGAAGGTTCTACTACCCAGATCAACACAACCAACACCACAATCGAAGACGTTCTGCTTGAACTGCAGAAAGTAGACGGTGGTAACCTGGGTGCTGATACCAACAAAGACGTTGGTATCGTGATGAACTACTACAGCGGATCCGCTAAGAAGGCAGCAGTCTTCTGGGATGATTCTGCCGGACGTTTCGCCCTCGCGAGCGAAGCAACCGAGAATGCAGGCGTCTTGGGTAGCATCACCTACGCTGGTCTGGAAGTTGGTTCCCTGTATCTGAATGACTGTGCTGGTCAGTCTCAAGTGATCTCCTGCTCCGGCACGACTCGCTCTCTTGAGAACATCACCATCGACGGCGGTACGTTCTAAGGTCAAATAAAAACATGATATATAGGGGGAGTTGACTCCCCCTTTTTTTATGGAAAAAGAACAAGAACTGCAAAATCTTTTGCAAATTTATGTGAAAAGACTGTCGGATGAAACTGCCAGATCAGTTGCATATGAAGCACGTATTTCTTTGATGGGTCAGCAAATGCAATTGATGGCAGATGAAATTCATAAACTTCGTCCTCCAACGCCTGGAGATGCAGGACAGTTCCCTGAATCTAAAACTGGGGTTGGTAAAACAACTAAAAAATAATGGAGTCATATTTTGGCGGCATTTGGAAGGATGATTATGTTGGTCAACTGAAGCACTCAGGAGACGCTGTAGTCGATTACATCAATAAACTATCCCCATCTAGTGTATTGGATGTAGGTTGTGGTTACAACCGCCTCAAGGACCGTATACCGGGGTTAGTTGGTATTGATCCATATAACAAAGAGGCACACTTACATATGTCTCTGGAGGAATACTATGAGTATGAATTTCCACCTGCTGATGTTGTTCTCTGTCTAGGATCAATCAACTTCGGAACTGAAGAAGATATTGATAAACAGATTAGTATGTTAGATAAACTGTTTCTAAAAGATATTATTTTTAGGGTCAATCCAGGTATTGTTCATGATTGGGCAAATACTAATATTGATGAGATACAATGGTATGACTGGACCATTGAAAAGATAAATAAAATCACTGAAGAGTACCAATATAACTTGATGTCTTTGGAGGAAGAAACTACTTCTCAGGGTCATCTAAGGTATTTTTTTCATTATGCTAAATACTCACGTTGAAAGGAAATCCACAATGCTTTCTGGAACCGATTTCGTAAAGAAAATCAAGGAAGGTAATAGGGAGCTGTTTGAGGCTTCCCGTAGTAACGTTCGTCGTTTCTTCGCTTCTGCCCCTAGCGAGGAGTACCTCGTCGAGCACTTCCGTGGCCGCATGGTCAACGAAGCACAAAACATGTATGCGATTGCTGGTCAGGTAGCATCTGCCGACCCTAGCACCGACGTTCGCGACCTGGAGCTTCTTAGCAAGCAGGCATTGGACGAAGCAAAGCACTTCCGCATGGTCAAGGAAGTCATCGAGCACATCACTGGCGAAGAACTGGACGTAGCTGCTGCTTTCGCTGCTGAAGCAGGTAAGCCTCAAGCAAAGGGTGCTTCCCTGCTTGAGAAGTACGAAGCTGCTCAAGATCCTGCTGCCCTCGCTGCCTATCAGCTCGTTGCTGAAGGTCGTGCAGAAGCAGTCTGGTCTGAAATGGCTGAGTGTGTCGAAGATTCGTTCATCTCCACCCGTTACGCCTCCATCGCTAAGGATGAAGGTTTCCACAGCAACCTCGGCGGACGCTCACTGAGCCGTCTGGTTGAAGGTAGTGTGGAACTTCAGGATCGCGTTCTTGCTCTTGTTGAGCGTATGCGTTCTGATCTTCTGGAGATCTCCCGCCAGAACACGGCTACACCTCTTGCCGTTGTTTGAAGGTCTGACGACCTTCTCTAATAGTCTCGTCTAACCAATGTTCTTTGACGGGACTTACATATTTTCCGTTGGCATCGCCGGTTATAAACTGGTCGATGCCATTGGTCGTTACAGGGAACTTTAGAATCTCCCCACAGTATTTGATATAGTCTTCCTTCCACAAGAAAAAAGATTCGTGAGATAGGAAATGTGTTTCAATATATGGATCCTCTAAGAGGGATTTATAGTAACCTTTGGCAATCGGTAGGGTTACTTCTCCACCAACTCTTTCTTGTTGAAGTGCATTTATATTTTGATCTCTTGTAATAATAGCAACTACAGGTGTGTAACCAAGATGCATTGCTTGGTGACAAACTGCCGAAATTTTAGGCACCTGTCTAACACCATCATAGAAGAAAGGAACACTTACATTTGCTAGAAAAAAATCTCCTTCAGGAAATTCTAGCAGGTCCGGGTCTACCCAATATTTTGCAAAAGGTTCTTCATCACTAGGAACCCAGTAATTATCTTTGAGAGAATCCCACCCTACAACTTCTGGGTGCAAACTAAATATTCTTGCAAATAGGTGATTGCCTGATCCTTGTGGTCCGGTTGTGATAAGGAGTCTTTTCATGAGTAAACCGAAGTTTATATTTTTCTTAGGAGCATCATTTTCAGCAACAACTCCGCTGTATAAAATGCTTCGTAATCACATTACGAGTGGATTTGCTAAAGAACATCATTTGGCAGAAGTAGCAGAGATAGCGCAACAAATAAGATCTGGAATTTATGCACCGACCGATAGAGATAATTTTCCCTTTTTATCAAGTTCAAAAAAATCTTCTACATCATCATGGGTCGGTGGGGAAGAGTATAATGAAAAGTTATTGAGATGTAAAAAGAAAATTGATTGCGCCCAAAATTTTGGTACTAGTTCTGGTGAGATTATAACAGATTATCCGGATTTTAGTAATTGGTCAATACAAAAATATGTTGATTACTACAAAAAATTGTGGGACAATAGAGGGGATGGTAGAGATGTATTAGTTGATTGGTCTAATAGTAATGGTCGTTTAGATTATAATTTTATAAAAAATTTACTGGAAGCATTGAAGAAAGAGTTTGATGTCAGTGCTCTGATTATATGTAGAGACCCTGTGAGAAGGGCATGGTCTTGGTTGAACTATGCATGGAATGATTATTCAAAAGTTTATATGAAAGATCGTTACACTAATATTGACTCTGCCGCCAAAGCAGAATTTGCAAAAATAAAACCATATCATCCACTCATTGAAAGTGTAGAAAAATCGTGTCCTGTGCACGTTTTGGTTATGGAAAAAGTATGGGAGGGTAATTCTTTTCTATCTAAAGAAGAGTCTCAAATAATTACTCAGTTGATTGGGAAACCTGACTTTGCCCCAAACCTATACTGTCCCGATAGAGGAAACAAAGCAATCCGTTATAAACATCAAAAAGACCAGTGGTGTTCTGATCATTTCAATATGTCAGATAAACAATACTATGAGTACAAAAATATTATGATTGATCATTATGATGGATGGAAAGGAGATCTTCCTGAGGGGTGGGGATCTCCAATGGATTATGAAACAAACTGTTCCTTACCCATAGATGGCATAGAAGAACAGTACATCAAACCTGGAACTTATCGTAAGAGTGATGGAAAATTATATGTAGACTTTGATGGTTATGATGAATTATATAACGTTGAATATGTTGACCCATATTTTAGTGATAAATTTTCCAACCCATAAAAAAAGGCAGGCGTTATGCCTGCCTATAAAATCAAAACAGAAGTTTACTCTTCTTCATCGGTACCGTAGGCACGAATACGATCAGCAACTCCCGCAGGAAGAGAAATCGTATCATACAATCCAGCAGTAGCTTGCTTGAATGCAGTACGCTCATCAGTAGTCATTCTGTTGACGGTAATTCCTTCATTCGTGCACTTGACCTCAAGGTCAAACATCTCATCAACAGACCATTCTTGTTCCGCCTGTGCGGTAAGGAGTGCTGCGTCTGCAATTTTGCTACGGAGTCCAGAATCTTTACCCAAAGATTTCCAAAACTCTTTCTGACAAACAATAGCAGCAACATTCATAGAATGTCGTGTATCATTGAGAGTCTTCATGACATCATCGCCATCAACGGCGAAGAACTGGGTGTAGTTAGCATCTGAAGCAGCAACGGTGCCATCTGTGACGGCTTGTTTGGTCTGCTCTACTTCAAGAGCAACAGGAGTAGCACCAATTGCTTCAAAAGTTTTTTTAGCGATTTCGTTGTCGTCGCATCGAATGGAAACTCCTACCAGATCATCGACTGTATCGACTTCTTTAGTAGCAGGAATCATATTGAATCCACCAGCAAAGGTATATGCCAGACCCCTAACTACAGTATTGTCACCGTCGAATAGTCCTTTCAAAAGATCAATTCCAACTTGACCCGCTAAGGCGTTACTTGCCTCAATATAACTATCAAACAAATAAGGCATATCAAGAACTCTCAAATCTGAGTTGAGTTCAGCCAACTTGGACGTATATATCTGACACATCTCCAACTTACCCTCTCTAATGAGAGTAATAAAATCATTCCTGGTAACTGCTACACCTTCGTTGTACTTTGTAGCAAATTCGGATAGGGTCAGAATTTCAACTTCAAACTCCCCAGGGGCAAGTTGCTCAATTTCAGTAGCAAACTTCTCAGCAGTACGACGGAAAAGTTCAATAGGTTCATGTACCCAACGTACTTTTTTCATGCCTTATTGACTTATGGTTATACACTGTATTTATTGTAATGCAACCGTTCCTAAATTAGTATGATGGTTGTGAAAAGATGAAACCCAAATTCATTTTGTTTCTTGGAGTAGGGTGGTCAGCAACAACTCCACTGTTTGCATCTATCAAAGAACATTTACTCTACGGCATTGAGAAGGAATGGTTTTATCCTCATATGTTGTTTGAAAGGAATTGTTTCAAGTTCAAAGATGATCATTTATGGAGAGAATCTTTAGATGAACTCAAGGTAAGAATAAAAAAATTTAGAGAGGGTGAGATACAGTTTCATCATGTGTCGAAGCACAATGTGTCAGAAAAGGCATTGCGTATCATCGAGCATTATGATCCTACTATCGAGAGATATATTGATTTTTACAAGTGCCTTTGGGAAGAGAAGGGTTGCAACCAGACAGCACTGGCAGATTTTACAAATACCACTTCTGAATGTCTACAACATGGGAAGAAAGGTGTTGAATGGTATAAAAAATTTGTATCAAAACTGAATGAACATTTTGATGTTACTCAAGTAGCAATTTTTAGAGATCCTGTTAGGAGGTTTTTCTCAAACGAGTGTTGGCTTTATGACAACGCTGAGTTAGTAGGTGCTCCCATAGGTAAACGTAGTATAAAAGATTGGTTTGAACATCGCATAGAACATCAGATTCCTTATGCCAAACTTATCAAGACTGCCATGTCTTGTGGTAAGACTGAATTTTTTGTTATGGAAGACGTATGGGAATCTGATACTGAAACCCAAGTTGCTCGACTACAAAAACTTCTTACTGTAGATAGAGTAGAATTATATGACAATGCTTACTGTCCTGATAGAGGATCTAAAGCAATTAGATATAGTTGTCTAATAGATCAATGGACTAGTGATTCATTTGATATGCCAGATAATTTATATTATAAACTCAAAGAGATGATGAGTTTTCAGTACGAAGATTGGATAGAAATGTATGGCAAATTGCCTGAAACTTGGGGAAGTCCTGCAGACTATGAGAAGAATCAGAGTTTGCCGATAGGGAGACTACAGCACAAAGAGAACTTTGTTTATCCAGAGTCTTATGAAGAGATTGATGGTCAGAACTATTGGAAGATCAACAACACTTAGATGGTTTTTCTGGTTGTGGTCCTGTAGGTCCTTCAGTAAAAGGATCTAATGGAGCAGGAATTCCAGTTTTATTGCAGTCATCTAAAGGATTGTTTGCAACATATTGAATATACTTGTCGTTAGCATCTCGTTTCAAAATTTCATCTACACGTTTGTCATACCATGCAACTGGGATACCAATGTCTAGGTGTTTTAGATACTCTTCTTTATAGAGATATAAAAGTTCGTAACTAAGAAAGGTTGGGTTGGGGAATTTTGACATCTGATCCAAGAAATACTTGGTGGTTAGTTCACCCCTCAACCGCTGTTGTTGATTACGAAGTATGTTTTGATCACGACCAATTACAACTATTTTAGTTTTGATCCCCATATTTTCGGCAGACTTGCAAAACTGCAATACGTTTGGACACCAATGGGTCCCTTTTTCTTTGATGCCGAGGGGGACACTAATAGAGGTAAAGTAATATTCCGACTGAGACCAATCGAAAGATTGCAGTTTATTGGGGTCTCTCCAATATTCTGCAAAAGGTTCTGCAAATCTATGTGCTTCCCAATAATTGGTCAGCAAAGATTTCCACCCATAGACATCATCGTGCAATGAAAAGATTTTTGACCATAGATGGTTTCCCGATCCTTGAGGCCCAGTTAGTACAACGAGTGTCTTCATATTATAGTAACCTTCCTACTAATTATAACACCTAAATACTCCTACGCGAGAGTATATACTCTCAGTATCTAACTAGATGATCGCTACATAGCGACTACGTGAATGTCATCTCCGAATATTAGGGTCAAACGCTCAGCGATTGCTGGCAAGGTCCCACACTATCCAACAAGCCTAGAACTTGGCGAATTTGCAATCAACACAGCGGACGGCAAAGTCTTTATTGCCGCTGGTGTTGGGGCAGGTGTTACTGTACGCGAAGTTGGTATAAGCACCGGCACCATTGTTAGTGGTATCGCTACGATTACCACGCTTGAAGCAACAAATTTTAGTGTAAGTAATACTATCGTTGGTATTTCCAGCGGTGCAAACAAGGTAGATACTGCAACTGACGGTGGTAACCAATGGCACCACGTTGGATTTTTAGACAATAGAACTGGATATCAAAAGATAAAGACCAACGGTCTTACTTACAACCCCAACACTGGCAAACTCTATGCTGGTATTGGTAGTTTTGGTAAGGTCTCTGGTGAAGCAACAGTTTCTCAACTA